AATGCCATCATTATCATCATCATCATCATCATCGTCATCATCATCATCATCATCCTCTCTAGGTTCATGCCATGTGTCCTCTATATCATCAAGAACCTCGTCAATAGATTTTTCCTCAGTTTCTACTTCAAAACTATCATCATCAACTACTTCTGCCTCAACACCCTTATCAGTTAATTCCTCTACAGCATCTTCAACTACGTCTTTTTGTATTCCTAATAAAGACTTTAGTTTATTTACGAAACCAAACATTATGGTATTGGGAATGCTTCTCTACGATTCATAACACATTCTTCAATATCTTCTTTCCACTGTGCTATTATGTCATTCCATGTCATAGCACTACCACCGACTGGTAGTCTGTCCATTCTTAGGCTTGTCGTTAACAAGTTTATTGATACCAGTTTAATACAGGCATCTGCAACGTCTAATGGTACTGTTTCATCACCATACCTGTATGTCACCCTTATTCTGTTTTTTCTCATAATAGAGAATATGAAACCTCTTAAATATAATCTGCCATAAACTGGGTCAAATTGATACCATTGAGAGTCTGTTAGAATGTCATCATATTCATTGCCTGACCCCTTCCAAACTTCAATCTTATCTCCTGCAGCATTACTGAGATCTCTTATATTCCTATGCTGTAGGTATATTGGAGTACCCCAGCCAAAAGTATAAAGTAATGGTAAGTCGTGTATTTCATTTGTTATAGCTTTATTTCTTCCGAAAGTATGACCAATTCTTCGATCTAATACTTCTTCCATCCTATTTATGATTTTTTCAACTTGAGCCTTATTAGGAGTAGTAGTGCTACTAATGGGAACTCGCATAAAATCGGATATATCCTCAACTGTGCAGTATGTAACAGCCATGTATAAATATAATAGATAACGTATTTAAATTTTCTATTTGAAGACAACTGTGATTTCTGCACTGCCTGTACATTTTGCGAATATACCATTCTCGAACCTTCTGTTTATATTAACATAAGTTCCCTGTGCTGCTGTGAATATAGTGCATTCTATAGGTGTTGCACTATTAGTTGTTCCATTTCTGAACTCTACTTTATCGCTTCCAGAGCCAGTTTTTGATACATATACGTTTACTAGAACTCCATGATCACCTTTTATCAGTGTATCTGAGTTAAAGGAAACTACATTATGATTCATTTCAACCATGCTTTATACACATAATGCCCTTATATAAACTTTAAGAAAAAAAAAGAGGCTTTATGGACTCTAGTAGCCTATAACTAGAAACTCGAATACTTTCGAATTTACTAACGCTGAGGAATTTGGTACTTCTGCTAAGATATTACCGTTTCCTGAACCAGTGAAAGTTTTGATTTTTTCATTGGTTTTGTCGTATTGCACTACTAGCTTTGAATCCGTAAATGTAGGAATCACTGCAACTAGTGTAGATATTCTGCCCTCTTTGAGGTCAGCCGACACTCCGTTGGTCGCATAGTTATCAGAAGCACCAAAGGTGACTTTGATAGCGTATACTCGCAGTTTTGATACTAATGCTGCTTGCCATGAGAGAGTTTTTCTCACGTTAGCGTTTGTCCAATCTGATGTACTGATTGTTAATGCCATTGATATTAGAAATATCTAAAGACTTATAAAGATTACTTCCACCAAGAGCCTAATAACTCAATTCCAGTAATGGTTTCTATTACTATAGAACCAAATAGGAATATGATTACTAAATCCCTTGCCTTTGCTAATTTCTCATTATGATATAGTTGTACCATAGCACCACTATTTCGTTCATCCATTTAAAGATTACCTCCACTTGTCTTTCTTTCTATCTTCACAATTAACGCATTTTAATATGCCTTTATGGAATCCACAATCCTTACATTTTAATGAAAAACTAAAATGATCATTCTTATTTGATCTTCTGAGAAGATATATCATCAGCCCCCCAACCAATCCCATAATGATAATGTATACTAACATTAGTAAAGTTATATAACCTACTATTTATGTATTTATTTAAAAAAAAAATATTGATATAAACTTTTTACAGTTTAATATCTCTAATTTTACCTTGAGACTTGAAATGTCTACAGACAGTTTCACCCATAGTCCTGAATACACCTTTCTCAACAAATGCATTGTTGACAAATGGATATGCTGGACTTCTGCGTGTTGCTTCATAGTACTCAGTAGGAATAGCGATTTGAATACCAATTCTTGGGTATCCGTATCCTTCTGCGTCAGATGTATCAAATGCAAACAATCTTCCTATTTCGGAAGCATCGCCTGAGTCACTTGGAGCATCTTTGCTTGGGATGAATGGGATTCCATAGATCGAGTCTACGTGAATTCCAACGCCTGTACCTCTAAAGGTCTGTATACCATTTACGTCTACCTGTACGAGTGCCTCACCATATGGGTTTGGAATACGGACAGATGGCATATATAGACCTTGGATCTCAGAGTAGACCTCATGAGAACCTAAGAATACGTTTGGATCTTTACCTGCTGCAATCCTAATCTTTCGTAAGAAAGCTCTTAGGGTATCGTCAGTTAAAACTCCATTTGTACCTATTGTACCACTTGCACTTTCGACTGTACAGTCGAAATCTGAAGAGCTATCTCTGTCAATGGTTGCGTTGGCAGCCCAAGGATCATAAGAACCAGTCGTTGATGCACCTAATGCAGTTTCTTCTGCGTTGGATGAAACAATTCTGTCTAATGACTCAAAGTCTGTTGTTCCAGCGTTTGTACCAGATCCAGTTATTCCCCCTTCTACGTCTGCTAATAGCATTCTGTTAAGGAATTCTTTGTGCTGTACTGCCATGTATAGTCGTAGTGAACCAAGTCCACCCCAAATATCATCCTTGCTGTGTGTAGCCAACCATTCCATTACTTCTGATGCTGAGAAAGGCAGTTGTGCTGTCTTTGGTCGAACATCAATTTCTTGTAGTGTTGGTTTTACGGTTTCAGCAATGTTACCACCTTCTGCAGTACCACCTAAAGCAGTGTTGCCTTGGTTAGTATTGAGAATTGGTTTTGCAGTAATAACCCTCCATCCAGATTTATCCCAAGGATATTTTGGAAGGATTCCGAAAGCGTTTGCTTCGAGGTTAAGTTGTGCCCATGCATATGCTCCATAGATTGCGTTGAAAACGCCTGCTGTGGAGGTTGTTGCTGGTGCGTCAGCTTTTCTTAAAAGATTTCGATTGTAGCCATAGTAAAGTGCCTCTAATTCATCGATTGTTTTTATCTGCACCATATCTACCACTGTCCTACCTCATCTGCTGATGGTTTGTAGTACTTGCCACTCAAGATTTCTCTTGCGACTTGTGAGAGTCCTTCATAACCACCTGCTCTTGCATCTTTAAGAATAGGTGAAAAGTCCTGACCACCAGATTTCTCTAGTGTTTCAAGTGCTGCATTTGGTCTTGGTGTTTCTGTGGTGAATGTGTGTTGTGATTTTTGAACTAATGATGTCTTGCCAATTGGTTTCTTTTGCATTGACAGTCCACCTGCGTCATTTTCAGTTTCCTTACCATCGTCATCCAGTCCGACTTGTTTGCCTTGTGGATAAGGATCTTCAGGAACTGTAACATCTGCTCCAACATCGTCACCACTCTCATTGCCTTTTGGGCTTAGAGCTAGATCTGATGGTGTTTCAAGTGCTTTAATTCTTTTACTAAAGCCCTTTACAGATTCGACTACAGCTTTCTGTGATTCTGCAATAGATTTCATTTGGTCAGCTAGTGTATCAAAGGTTGCTTTGACAGCTTCTTCGAAATATGCTTTGTCTTCATTTTCTCTTACTGGAGCTTCTGTTTCTTCAGATTCGGATTCAGATTCCTCTTCATCTTCCTCTTCTTCAACATTACTCTCAGTTTTAGAATTTTCTTCGTCAGTCATGTTGTTGACTATTTAAATATTTGTATGTATATAAATATTCGTATATAAAGGTTATTTCTTCCTTCTTGGTACTGATCGTGGCATATACCTAGCACCTGCCATTAATTTGTCTAATTCCTTCTGTTTTACAGGTGAAATTAAGTGTGTATCACCAGATCCTTGAACATCTGTAGTACCTGCACCCTCTCCAAGACCTCTCATACCCCACGTACCGTCACCACGTTCTGTTTTTAGCCTATTAAGTATAGCCTTTATTTGTAGCCACATCTTTTTTCTTCTTTTTCTTCCTGTTAGTTTTGTTTTTCTTTCATGCAGTTTTTCTTGTGACATAGGTTTTCTATTTGTATTTCGTACAGATCTTTTGTCAGGTTTTGGGTTCAAATCCTTCATATTCCTTTCATAATTTAATTTTACATCTGGACTCATAGTTTCCATCAGTTTATCTGCCTGT